CATTGATGAATAATGTTTGTTTTTTCTTGGTTGTCTCTTTCTTAGCACCATCGAGAAAGTGGTCTGTGAAGATCCCCATCCGGCTGCCCATCACAGTCTTTATCGAGACCATCACAAATCTCTGGGACGCAGGCAATCCTTGAGCAGCGACCTCGAACACACCCAAGACCGCTCATCTCTGCTGATGGGCCCGGTGTACAGTTACCGTCAAACTCGCATATTCTACCGGTTGGGTCTGTGGGCCAACAAACACCAAACCTACATTCCTCTGTAGAGCTGCACGCTCTTTCATTGCCGCAGAAACACTCACCGGAAAAACATGTATCTGTTTCGGGAGTTGGGCAGCGGTTATCACAAGCTCCACAGTGATTCACGTCATTCAGAACCCCGAACTCTATCCTACATGGAGTTGTGGCAGGAGTATCCACAGCTACATCCCTAGCCAGGAATCCAGCAATTGTTGCATCTGGTAGGGAATACCCAGGAGAGATTCTACAACCACCCGTGACAAGACTTACAAGGAATATAGGCAGCACGGCACAGAGTGAGATACGTGGAAATAAGCTCATCAGAAAAGCATAGAACATAACTATCACGTAGTGCAGTCAGAACTGCGGTCATTCTCTTTTGCCGTAAGCATCCATCCACCAGAGCTTTTGGTTTTCTTCTGTATCATCAAGTGAAGAGCCTTGTAGGACAGCCCTCTATCAATAGCGAATTGCCTTAGGGAGGACTTTATCAAGACTACCTCTCTGGTGTCCTTGTGGGTCAAGGCAATGTTGCAGCTATAATTCTTCCACAGACCATTCTTGCAGTTTTGACGGGCCCTCTCCTTGGACTCTAGATTGTTTTTGGCCTCACGAATCTTCTGGGCACGTTTCTCAATGACTTCCACAGAAGGAGACTTGCAGCGTTTATCGGTTAGAGGATTTGCTGGCTCATTATTTTTCTTACCTGCTCTTGTATCTGTAACATCTTTCCTGATGTTGAGGCATAGACCGGACGCAACAGCTTCCGTGATAAGCATCTGTTCACGTAGAAGCCTAGCTGCCTTGTCCTGGATGACCTCCAGAGCCTCTATCTCAAACGCCTGTTCTCCATATTTGTTGAATTCGTTTTGAAGATATGTGTTTACATGTCTGTTTGCTAGTAAATTGTTGACATGGGCTCGAAACCTGTGTTTGAATTCTGACGTGCTCCCAATATAGACTTTCCCGTTTGCAGTGTTTGTTATTCTGTAGATGCCGCCTAGGCGAGCGTGTTCGTGATAGATGTATTTCATGGTTAAAGTAGAAGAGGGAAGCAGGTTTCCCTGCTTCCCTCAGATTCTAACTCAACCTAGTTGAGGTGTATAACGGAATTATATGAGGTTCATGTCGAGCACGGTTACGGTTGCGTAGAAGTCATTTCTGACCATTCTCTTACCGTAGCGGGTCATCACGCCCTTACGAGGAGTGAAGTCCTCCTGTGCATAGATCACAGGGGTCAAGATGAGAGGAACGTATGGTGCGTAGATGTAACCTGACTCTAGGAAGGTGTTACCCTTTAGACCAAGGAGAATCTTGTTGCTTGGGAAGTATGGATCCTTGTACACCGTATAACGGTTATTTAGGGTTCCGACTGCCTCTGCACCGATGGTCATCGAATCTCTTACCTGACCGTCGCTGTCGAGTCTGTAAGCAGGCTTGTACGAGACAAGGTGCTCAAGAATCGTGCATACGTCTGGGCTGGTTACCACGAAGTTAGCAGAGCCACGAAGGGTCTTCTTGTAAATCGTGTTAGCAGCATCCGAGATGGTCTCGATGAGGGTCTGGTACCACTCCTGGACGTTCACAAAGGCCATAGGGCCTGGTGCGAGAGTCGAGGACTGTAGTGCCTCTGCGCCGGATACCTTGTTCACGATCTTGCCTGGGGCACGAGACCAGAAGAGGTTTGCAGCACCGGCCTGGGTAAGCAGGTCGTTGAGGATTTCACGGTCGATGTCGAGCGTGATCATCTCAGAGAGGATATTTGTAAGCTCTACTTCGATATCAATCGAGTAGAAGGCGGTAAGGTCCTGAGCCATTTCTGGTGACCAGCGAGCACGAAGCTTACGGGTTACAGCAGTTACGGAGGTGGACTCGATGCGGATGTCGATCTCTGGGATCTTTGGGGACGCATCAACTGCGAAGTTCGACTCGAAGCTTGGGATGGTCAGGGTTGCACCATCGGTGTTAACGCTAAGCGAGTCAGCGATAACTGCCGAGCCAGAGATAGCCGCCGTGATGGGCTGAGGAGTTGCGGCGGTGTTGCTGACACGCAGAACGAACAGAACGTGCGAGCCGTTCAGAGGGTCTGGCGTGAAGATACCGGTTGTCGAACTCCAGTTGCCACGACGATTCAGCTTACGAAGGTTGAGGACGTTCGTACCATTCTGGTACTGCTCACCCCACGAAGTTGCTCCGCCACCTAGGGTACCGAAGCCGGTGATTGCGATCTGCTCCAGGGAGTTGAAATCTGCACCGCCGATGGTCGTAGAGATGGTAGAGGTTGGAAGGAACATGAAGCATACGTCTAGGACGCCATCAGTGAGGTCGTTCTCGATCTTGCAATCATATCCGACATAACGAGCGTTGAAGCCAGTGAAGTCAGCAGCGGTTGTCATGGTTGCGGTTGAACCAGCGGTCCACACCGAGCCACTTGCCCAGTAACCAATGTCCAGAAGCGACGAGGAAAGAAGGGTTGTTGCCTTGTGAACCTTCGAGAAGCCGGTGCCGACTAGGTCGTACTGGCCGCCGGTTGCAAGAGAGCCAGAGCGAATACCAGAACCACGGGGGTTATTGTAAATCGACTGACCATCAGAGTACACCGAGGAAACAGCGGCGCTGTCCAGGGTGACGCCTGCTGCACCACCAACGTTGCTACCATACGAATAATCGAGATAGAACAGAAGGCCGGTTGGGAGGCTCATTGGCTGAACGGATACAACCTCATTCGCAATAAGGCCTGCGAAGACCCTTCTTACGATTGGGAATGCAACGTTCGTGAAACCAACTACCTGCCCCGAGGACTGTAGAGTTCCAGCGCCAAGAGACAGAGTGTTCTGCTCCTTTAGAAGCTCTGCTGCCTGGTTCTCAAGCAAGCGAGCCATATTCTCTCGTGAGGTGCCCTTGATACCCTCAAGAAGACCGGTTGCGGCCCACTTCTTGAGTAGACGAGGGGCTTCCGAACCGAGACTTCTGCGGTGGATACCCTCTGCGAGCTGTGACAGTGTAAATGATTTCATGTTCACTCCTAAATTCCTGTGTTTAACTATTTGGCTATTTTCAACAATTCCAAAGAATCAGTCTTCACTACGATTGATTCTTGCGAGCTTCTGCCATCTCTCAAATGTTCCCACTATTGGATCTGCTCCGTCTGGGGAACCATTTGCCTGTGATGTTCTTGCGCTCTCCTGAAGCTTCGCACTGCCAGCGGTCGTTGGCTTTGATGCCGAACCAGCCACGGAAGTTGAAGAACGGCCTGCCGACTCTTCAAGCTTTCTCTTAATCTTGCCGTAAATGTCCTTGGCTTCAGCTACGTTCGTTGCCTTGTCGAGATGCTCGACAATCTGCTGCTTTACCTTGCGGCTAAGACCTTCCTGTTGAAGGAACTTATTGAGGTAAAGAAGCTTGGACAGGAACAAGTTAGTTTCAGCCATTTCTTTCTTAAGCTCTTTGACTTCAGAAACACGAGACTCAGCAAGTCTCTTGTATGCCACTGCTGCCTTACGATTCTCTAGAAGGCTCTTCTTCATGCGACGGTTAAGCTTGCGGGCTGTGCCGAGCTTGGACTCAAACAGAGACATCTCGTCCATTCCCTCTTCGTCAGCAAGAACCATGTCCTCTTCCTCAGAGCCCATCGAGCTGCCATGAGAAGGTACGCCGCCCTCTTCTTCCTCATCACCGAGGTCAAGAGACATTTCGTCTTCCTCACCACCAACGTCAAGGTCGCCTTCGTCTTCGAGGCCAGCATCAAGAGACATCTCGTCTCCCTCTTCTTCGCCCTCAAGACCCATTTCGTCTCCACCGAGCTCGAAGTCAACGTCAAGGTCAGCAACATCAAGTTGGTCCTCAATGTCGTCAGGAAGCTCTACGTTCAGAACTAGATCCTCTTCCATGCCTGCGCCGCCCATCATGCTGTTCTCTTTCACGGTTTCCTTTTCTAGAACTGCCTTGGAAGACTTGGACTTGCCCTCTGGCTTGCCCTTCTCCCAACCAGCAGTCTTCTTCGCTGCCTTCTTTTCAGCATTCTCCTTGCGGATAGCTGCAACGGCCTCACGAAGTTCCTTCTCGTCGATCTCGAAGAACATATCAGGAGCCGCAACTGGCTTCTCGGAGGAATCTCCAAAGCCTGCATGACTCTTGGTCTCTTCTACCTCTTCAGATACAACCTCAGGCTCGCCCTCTTCCCATGGCTTCTTCTGAGACTTTGCGCCACTTGCATTAGGCAGGGCGGGCGAGTTTACGGAGCCAGCAGCAGCTCTGACATGTCTACCCTGCTTGCCGCCGGGCATAATGTCTTGATTTGCGTGCTCTTCCTTGAAGAGGTCTTCAACTTCTGGCGAAACACCAGACTGCTCTTCTGCTTGTGCGGTTGCGCTTGCATGAGTAGGCAGACCAGTCTTACCGGTAGATGCACTATCCTTCGCAAGAGATTCTTGATCGTCGCTCTCGAAGAGCTGTGCTGCGTATTCTTTAAGGCTTTTCTTCATAGGATCTTCCTTCTCATCCATATCTGTGGTATAACTATTGCTCAATCCGGCTTCTTTCAATTTGAGGAACAAAAATTCCAGTCTCTTTTCGTTTAATCTTGCCTGACTTTGTGTAACTCTTCCACTTTCGAGAAGAGAGTCAAGCGACTCCAGGAGACTAAAAAGCCTATTTTTCAGTGATTCTTGTGTGATGTCAGACAGTCTTGGCTTGTAGTAAGCCCTGTCTACTTTTTCAGCAGCCTCAGTTAGGGCTACCTTGAATTTTTCGTAAGATGCTCTCTCGGCTAGAGGTGCTGCTGGAGGTGGTGGTGGATTCTGAGTCTCATCCTCTTCCTCACCTGCAACTGGAGCTGCTCCAACCATGTCTGGCGACGCTGGTGGGGGAGGTGCTGTTGCGGGCTCGGTTGGTTCAGTTCCCACTGTCCCGGACAGGGCTGGGTCCTCAGCAGGAGCTACTGGAGCTGCATCTGCTGGTGGAGCGGGAATCTCTCCGCCCGGAGGCATTGTTGAGGTATCGACTGGAGACACTGTGTCCCCGGAGCCCTCTCCAGAAAAGAGTTGTTCAAAATCAATCGTAATCTTGCCGTCTGCATCTGGCATTGGAACGTTCATAACATCAGACCCCATAACGGAAATAGGTGCTGGTGTGGTTGATACATCTCCACCTTCAACAGCCGAATCTGTTGGCATGGCTGAATTATCTACAACCGCAGAAGGTGAACCGTCATCCATGGTTGCTGGCATTGCAGAATCGGCCGTTACACCAACCGGGTCAGCTACGCCACCAGCAGACAAGTCATCATCCTCTTCAAAAAAGAAGGACGTAGCACTTGCGGCTTCCTTGGCAATCATCTTCTTGATGTATGGAGATACCTTCTCCATGATGGACTTACGAGCATCTTCCTCAGCAAGTTCACGGAGTTTCTTTGCGTCCATAATCGCTTCTTTATAGAGATCACTCATTGTATTACCTTTCACTCACCTAGCGGTGTGGACTTGCCCTTCTGAAGGCTTCCAATTGTCTGACGAGAAATAACTGCTGATGTATCGTGTGGGGATGCTAGGCCGTCACCGGAGAATGCTCCACCTGAACCTCTAGCTCGCTCGGTAGCTTCCACGCCTGCCGCTGGAATATCTGCTGGGTTCTGGCCTACTGCCGGAACTGCAATGTTTGGTCCGTAGGGCGAGCCAGGAAGGCCTCCGCCACCAACTTCAACATCAGCAAGGTTGGGAGCTGCCTTGTAGTCGATGTCAACGGTACCAAACGTGTGGCCACCGTCGTTAACCTCTCCAGACAAAATCTCATCCATGTACTTGGCTGTTACGACTTCATCCGTAAGCTCGCCGCTGTATACAGGAGAACCTGGGTAAATTGCCTGCAAATTTGCAGTGTCAGAACTCCCGTTGCCTCTAACTCTTACTGGTGGTTGCACCATAATCTGTTTGCGTGCCATGTATTACCTGTGCTCCGTTTTCAGTAAATAGAGTGAAGAGTGGAAAACCTTCACTTACGACCAGTATTACCAAAGGCAACAGCGGCCCAACGAGACATGTCGCCAGCAACGGCAAGAGACTGAAGCTCTTGCTCATTTACTTTCTCTACCTGTCCCTGCATACCTGCCGCTGCCAAGTTCCCATAACCACGTCTGTCGGTATCGTTTGCCATCATCTGAGGCAGGGTGTTAACTGCCGTATCTGCAAAGATGGACGCATAGCTCTCAGCCAGTTGAGAATCTCCCTTGGCCATCATCCTTGCCGTAGATTCAACAAGGTTTTGCAGTCCTGGATTCTGAATTTGTGAAGTTGGACCTGACTCATACCCAGCAGGCATCATCGCATCCAGTTCATCCTCGGCTCCTGCCATTCTCCTGGCCGCTAGACGAGCACGTTCAGCAACCATCGGGTCTCTACCAGCAGTGCTTCCCAAACGAGAGGTTGGCTGTTGAGCTGTCTTTGGTTTTGTGGTTTTCGATTCAGTAATGGTCTGCCCGAAAGCTCCTTCTTTAATGAGCTCTCTCATGCACTCCTTGATCATCGCCTTGAATTCGCTTTTCGTTAGCTTCATAGTCTGCCTTTTTTGATCCCCAGAATTTCATTTGCAACACGATCAATTCGATCGGACTTGGAGAATATTCTGTTGAGAATCCTAGGATCCACTTCCTTGGCCTCTCTCATCATAAAGGCACCAGGAGTTGAGGGCTCTGATACCAGGTCCCAACAAATTAGGTGAAGGTCATCTTCTACAACATCAGCCTCGCCCGAAGAACGTACAGAGCCAAGTGCCCTGGAGGAGATACCAATCTTCACATTGGACTCGATGAGAGCCCTAGCAATGTTGCCCATTGGGGTCGGAAGGATCTCTATCTTTCCATACACCACGAGACCCTCGGTCCAGATATCTGTTATGAGGTGCGATACGTTTTTTAGATTGACAACGGGGTCATCAGCGTGGTCGAGCTCTCCCGTAGCACGTCGTTCCTGCACAATTTTCTTGTAGTTGTCCACCTGACTAAACAGGATGGCCTTTGGGTAAATTCTGCCGTTCTGGTTGAGAGTGTCCGCCCTCTGAAGAACGCCTTTGACAAAGAGCTTGCCAAGACGACCATCACCAGGAATTGCTTCTTCCTTGATGACTTCGTACTCAAACTCCTTGAATTCTTTTAGTAGCTTCATTCGCTCTCCATTTCCTCTCTCAGCTTAGAAATTGTCATGTAGAAAGAGATGGCATCCTCTGTTAGTTTGGTAACATCCCCATACTCACCACCATCAGACATAAGAGCCTTGATTTCAGCAAGCTTATTCCTGAGCGGTCTGTCGAGAGAGCTTTCGTTAAGAGTCCTGCTTGACATCACCTTAAGAGTCTTTTCCTGTATCTGCGAAAGAAGGGAGACAAGTTCAGTTCGGGCTGCGGAGTCCTTGCCAGAGAAAGCAAAGAGACGAACAATCTCTTTCTGCTCTGGGTTTAGGGTGTCAGAATACTTCCTGTTGAATTTTTCGGTCATTATCTTAACGACCAAACTGTCAATGTCCTCAGCAGAGACATTGGCCATTTCTTCGGTAATCAACACCTTGTCCTGAAGCATGTGCTCAAGAATGCTCTCCTCGAGAACGGCTAGGTCAGCGAATCCGCCCTTGAACCCAGTTCCTCGCCAAGCATTCATCAAAAGCTGTACAGATGCGATTGTCCTGTAGTTGGACACGGAACGCTTAAAGAAGTCGGAATCCTTGAGAGATACGTTGATTTCGTTTATCAGGGCAGACTTTTCTCTATCCAGCTTTTCCTGAGACTGCTTCTGTACCTCGCTCTTTACTCTTTCGAGAAGAGAGTGGGCGATCTGTTTGTTCTTCAGGGCTGTGTCATGCAGAGCATTGAAGAGGACAAACTCCTTGTAGGTTTCTGTCTTTGGAGAAATGTACTTCTGCCAAATTCTATTGGCTTTTTCGATATCTCCGTGACGGCCATCAATGAAAGCAGTAGCGATATAGCGAGAGAAGAACTCACTAATCAGACCGATGTTGCGCTTTTTGTTGTGCTTGAATTCCATCCCCAATTACCCATTCTTTACAGGTCAATTCTACAGGTTAATTAGACACATGGAATAACAAAGTCGATTAGAAATCAATCTAACGTCGTTAGATCAACCTCACGACGCACAGATTCCTCTTCTTCTTCGTCGTTTTCATCTTCCTTGGATACAGCTTCAGCCAAAACACGAGCCTCATCCTCTTGCTCAAAGTCTTCGTTCTCGTCATCAGCCAACTCAAAGTCTATGGTTGGCTGCTGGGCTGGGGCCTTGGAGATTTGTTCGTAAAGGAGTTTGCTTTCATGCTCCTTTATGAAACCGTCGATGCGTTTAAATAGAGCCTTCATCTCTCTCGGAATTACTGGAGCTGGCTTCAGGTCGAGCTCAATCTCCTCAGAGAAAGACTTACGCAGGTTGAGCGTTTCAACATCATTGATATCTGTAAGGGACCTAGACTTAGCGGAGAGCATTGTCTTGAAATCAGGTAGAGCAAGGTTAGAACGTCCCCCGAACCCAACTCTTCTGTTTTTGTTGTGCATGGCTTGATTCAAGAAAGGTGTTGCCGAAATTGGCAGTCCTGTAGAATTGTCTGGACTAGTAAACATGTCACTAGACATTGACTGCTGAGAAGATGTCTTCCCGGCAGAGGCAGGAGCCCCAGTTGCAGCTACGGGACGTACGGGAAGCCCACCGTCCATTGGTGGATTCTTACTGACGCCTGCTCCCGGAAGCGAATAGTTGGAGGGATGGAATGGATCGACTGTTGCGTTTGGAAGAGGTAGATTCTCCTGTACAGCAACGGCCTCAATTTCAACTTCTCTAATCTTGTCCCTTCGACGACCAGCCTCGATCTTGATGATTTCATCCTCGGTAAGCTCAAGAACCTTTCTCTGAATCCAGTCCTCGTCAACGAGCTTCGTCTCCTTGGCAGTTCCAGCAATCTCAAACTTCATGGAGATTGCTTCCAACTTCTGCTGCATTGCAACAGTTGATGGGTTGGAGAGCTTCAGTTCAAAGTTAATCAGGTCCTCGCCATCAAAACCCTTGGTGTACAAGTGAATCATGGCTAGCTTGTTCAGCTCTGCAATCACAACCCTCTGCAAGACAGATATGGTTCTAGAGAATCGCACGTCCTGCTGGGCTAGAGAAGCCTTGGCAGAGAGGTTTTCGTCAAAGTTCAGGTATGGCTTAGGAACCTGAATGGCAGCGAAGAGCTTCTGCTGAAGATACTTCACGTCATCGACAGCAGTTGCATTCTGACCGCCTGCAAGTGTGTCAATCTTTGTTCCGGTCTGTCCACCACGCACAGGAAGGAAATAGTCCTCATCAATCGAGATTGGGTTGTATCTCTGGTCAACACGACCATTTGTTCTGTCAACGACATCCCTGGAACGGAGAGTTTGCTTAACACCTTCCATGTATGAGCCAACGTCATTTGGGGCGATGTTACCAACGTCAATGTAGAAGACTCTACGTTCTGGAGAGCGAACAACTCGATAGACCAACATGCTGTCTTCCATCATCAGGAGCTGACGCCATACACGACGGGCAGGCTCAAGTACGGAGGTTCCATATGGCAGGAATAGATCGTTACCCAGAATTCGCATGTGGGTGATCTGCCAGTTTTCAAGATAGCGATTTCCTCTTGTTAGCCACTTGAATCTAACGGCGTAGAGATCGTCCTGGTCGAAGCCCTCCTCACGCTCAAGTTCATTCACGGCAATCGGCTGAACGTTGATGATTCCAATATCAGGAACGATTTCGTTATAGAGGAAGAAGTCGCCATACTTCACAAGATTCCTTACCCATGGACGTAGATTGAAGTCGATGTTAAGGATATCATAGAAGAGCTCCTCAAGGGCTTTCTTCACTTCAGGATTCTTTGAATAGAGGTGGAGAGCCTTACCCTTTTCGTCACCAGCAACAGTTTCGTCGGCAAAAATGTTCAGTGCGGCTGCAATCTCGGGGGTATATTCCATCTCAGCAAATTCGGAATATCTGGCCATTCTATCTAAGATGCCATATGCACCAAGGACAGAAAACGGAGAACTCTCTCTTCCAAAAGGAAATGGGGCCCTATAGCCGTAGTTACCACGAATTAACTCGTTGTCATAGTAGGAGCGATAGTCATATCCCTTCACTCGTCTCTGAATGGAGGGACCAGACCTGAACAACCGAGTCAGTCTGTTAAAGAACGTTTCATTTTTTGCCAAAGGGAAATACCTCTTAGTGGCAGTAATTATTGTCTGAAAAGTCTGGAGTGTCCAAATGAAACGATTTTCTCTGAGAGAAAGTATGTCAGAAATGTTCGATGACGGCGGAACGCATTCATCAGAACCAACAAAACCAACCGCAAATCAGTCAGGAATAGAGGCTACCCCAGTGGCTAGCCAGGAAGAAATTTCTGAGCTGCCGGATTCGGCAGTGATTGGTGCCCTAAAGCAGGATACTGAAAAGATGGAACAGGGCGTTACTGACGAAGAAACTTTTGGAGATTCCGGTCCAGAACTTGAAGAGGCGGCGGCGGGAGCTGTGGCAGCACCAAAGGTGACCTCCAAATCACTGATTGAGGAGCTTGTTGCCAAGTCAAACAAGGCCCTTAGAACATCTGGTACCAAGAAGGGCGCATGGAGAGTCCAGCCCACGGACAGCAATAACCCACCGAGTCCTGATGCTGTTCTTCGATTCATAAAGTCAGCAAAGCTGGTAGTGGTACAGGTGGTCACACCTGGCAAACAGGGCAGTGCATCAACCAAGTTCAATACCTACATCGTCACCCGAAGAGGGGTTCAGGTCAAGGCATCCTTTGTTTATGGCCAGGGTAGGAATGAAGGTCAGAAGTTTGAAGAGACCGCCCTAAACTCAATCAAGAAGGCATCGACCGGAAAGCTTGATAACTTTTCTAGAGAGCTGTTTGGAGCCCTAGGCGTCAATCCGCTGGGGATCGCAACGGTAAACATAGCAAGCTCAAAAAGAGTCAAGAGACCAATAAGCAATACCCTTGAGAATGTTGGTCCCATGATCTCGGATATTGACATCCACCTGAAGGATGGCAGCGTTCTGTACGTCTCCCTTAAGAACGAGTCTGGTGTTACCTTTGCAAACTCTGGATATAAGGGTGCTTTCGTAACCGCAAAGAAAGGCACGAAGGTTTCCGTTGTTGCAAACCCTCATCGCCTAGATGACTTTGTCGTTAGTGCGCTTGGGGTGAACAAGATGCTACTCGCCGCTGGAATCACGGACTACGCCAACAAGACACCAACAAAAAAGCCACAAATCAACGTTTCCATGCCATTTGATGCTGCAAAAATCAAGCAGTACCTAGCTTCTGCCTATGGTTATGGTTACTGGTACGTTAGGCAGCGTTCCGGTTCCAAGGTGGACGTTGTTGATCTAACAACCGCCAAGAAGATGCTAGCCAAGCTTGGCGAAATAACAGGGGTCATTGCAACATATCCATTCTGGACTGCTGATAGGGCTACCAAGCAGATGACGGTAAAGATTGCAACCACAACCGGAAACTACATTGTGGAAATTAGAAACTCCCAGTCTGGTGTTGAGCCAACTGAAATCAAGGTGAAAATTGGTGGGGCCAAGAAGTAGTAGCCTACTGGTCAGACTTAGAAGTCTTTCCACCGAGTAGCTGAAAAATCTTTGGTCCGTATAGTTGAACTGGTAGCGGAAGGCCTTTTGTAAAAGCCTTTACATTGCCAGTTCCCAAATGCTGTCTCATCTTGGTGCCAGAAATGTTTACGCCACCTGTGGCGGCAGCTCTAGCAATGGGCTTGATAACGATTTGATGATTAGCAACCAAGCGTGGCATATACTTCTTCTGCACGGTCTCGGGGTAGTTACTGACTCCGTCCTCAGGGTCGGTGTAGATCATGTATGTGTTTTCGTTGGTTTTATCAGTGTTGGCTTCAATAAGGACATCTAGAATGCCCCTTACAGGAGACGGAACGTACAGAACTTTGACATTTTTTGGTAGTGCCTTGTAAAGGAAGGTGAGCCATACCTGCTTCATCTGTTCCCAGGTAATCTCTACCTCACCGGGTCGTGCCCTGTCTCTAATAGAAACAAATAGGAGTACGGAGTCGCACTCCCTGGCTGCCTTCTCTACCAAGGAGTAGTGACCTGCCGTGAAGGGCTTGAAGCCTCCACCTATTAACCCGATAACCTGTCTCATGTCTCTCTCCTGCTCTAATTGGTAATGTTCCACTATAATTAGGATAACACTGAAAGAAGTATGGACAGAGACATTAGAAACGTTATTGACTATGTGCTCCTCTATGCTGGGCATAGCACCGACTGGCTAAGTGTTAAGAAGGAAATTCTGTGGATACTTCCACCTCGGAAGCGTTCCAACTTCTCCCGCCGTCACTACAGTACCAAGAAACACACCATCAACAAATTCGAGCTTGAGGTTATGGCGTACTGGAAAAAGAAGACCGGTCTAGACCTAAGTATTCAAGAAGACAAGCTGCACGACACAACCTGGGTTCGCAATGAACATGGTTGGGGCCTCCAGAGGTTCAACGAAGAAAGAAAGAAAGCCCGTGAAACAAAAGAACAACAAGAACGAGATGAACAGAAGGCTTTTGGAGATTCTTGTCCGAGAGACTGTTATGGAGACCGCCCGCACGTCAAACGCAGGAAGAAAAAGTCCAGGAGACGCAAGTCTTCAAAAAGAACAAACTGACTACTCTCAGGACATGCTCTACAAGGCATTCATAGAGCCATTTACTGACATTTGGAAAACTGCCCAGCATGGTGCTGAAAAGGTGATGGCTACTGCTGGTGGTGAGCTTGGTATTCTTGCAAAGCAACTTGCCTTTCTCCTGGTTCCTTTCATAAAGCCAGAGGCAGGTTCTCTCTCAGCCATGGCCGCCCAGGATCGTCAGAAGATGGCTGGCCGACTTTCTCATATCGACGATAAGTTCAAGGATGTACTTGATAGGAACTGGCAGGCATTCAACAACCCAGATGTCTGGGGTACCCTTTTCCTTTTGCATCCACAGTTGGCCATAGGTCAGAAAATTGCCTCCAAGGCACCGGAGGTTGCCCTCGAACTTCTGTCTGTCCTGACCGGTGGCTCGGAGGCCGTTGAGAGTATCCTAAAATCATATAGGAATATGAGAACGGGTGGGGGTAGGGTAGCCTACGCCCAGCACCAGACCGATTATAGTCAATCCTCTGGGGGCTACGGTGACTATGGCGGGGATTATGGGGCATTTCAAGAACAGGTAGCTGCTCCCGCAGCTCCAGCCCAACAGCAACAGCAACAAAAGCCTCCCACCGACCCAAATACTTGGGCTCGCCAACAAATTGCTGTTCTTCTAAAGGACCCGAACATCAAAAAGCAGATTTCCTCTTCCAAGGTTGGAAGGGCAATGCAGGGTGAGGCTATCGGCTATATTCTCCAGGCTGCAAAGAAGGACCTTGGTTTTGATTTTTCGCAACTGAAGGCCAAGGCTGGAAGCAACTTTCCAAAGATTCTATCTGAGCTGGAGAAGAAGCTCGGGAAAGAGGCAGTTTCAAAGATAGAGACCGACCAGAATCTTCAGAAGAAAGTTGTCGCCGATATCAAGGGGATGCTCAAGCCCGCCTACATCAAACAGCTACAGAGTCTTGTTCATATCAATCCAGCCGCTAGCGGAATGGTCAACAAGGCAATTCAACAGATACAAGCCCTGTAAAAACACACAATCCATTTTTGTTTCCTATTCTATCCTCTAGAACAACCAACCAGGGCTGTTTCCCTGTGTACTATGGTTTAGAGGTATTAGCAATGACTATGGATGGAGCAGAAAGACAGCCAGACGAGATTGGTGAGCTTACCAAGGTCGTAAATGAGTTCATTGACCGCTTTAAGAGCGTCGAGCAGGAGATCGACCTTCTCAAGGAAGACCAGAAGTCCCTTGTTGAAGAGTTTAGTGATCGTCTAGATATGAAGACGCTTCAGGCTGCGATGCGTATTGTCAAGATCAAAAAGAAGGTTGGCTTCAAGGACACCTTTGACACGTTTGTTGAGATCCTTGAAGGGAAAGAGAATCTCTGAGATGTCACCAACGAACAAGAATGAGAAGTATGAGATCCCGATGATCCTCTATGAGGAGCCATCATCGCATGGTGATAAAGGAATTCCCTTTCCGTATATCGAAGTACAAAAGGACAAGAACATGCCTCCTGTTCTTTTCATCTTTGAGTACAAGCACACCGGAGAAATCGAGCCCGATGAGAACGGCAAGGATGCGGCAATCATTGACCAGATTCCTCACAAGTTTATCGACATGGAATTCCTCAAGGAGAAGCTGCCGCCAGAAATCAATGACATGATTCGTGTGGCTGTTGGAATGAAACCCTTGCAAATTGCTCAGGTTGAGGGACAGAAGATTCTGGACAGAGTCTTCGCAAAGGCTGATTCTTTCAAGGGCTCGGCCATGAAAGAAAAAGAGCAGAAGATTAAAGGGCTTGAAGAAGCCAAGAAGAAGAAAGAAGAAAAACTATCATGAAGCTACACCCGCACGTAATTGAGAAGCTGATATACCTCTTTGAGAACTATGGCGGGCATGTGAATAACGCCAAACTAAAGGCGCATCTTGCAGCCCTAGACCTAACTCCCTATGAGAAGAAAACCGGAAACCAAGAAGTCATTCTCGTTGCTACTGATGAGATGATGAAGATGCTCGGAAAGCAGTCATGACCGATACCTCCAACAGAACACTGTCAATTGGGGAAGTCATCTATGTCTTGTCAAACAAGACGCAGAAGGTTGTTCCTGCAATTGTCGTGGAAGAGGTTCTTGTCAAGAAACTTGACGGAAACCAGATTTCCTGGAAAGTGTCTGTTGGACCCCCCGGCAAGGAAAGAATCATTGACTCTAACCGTCTGGATGGAGTCATCTATCCAACGCTTGAAGAGATCAGAAACGAACTGCACAAGAGACTTTCTGTATTCCTTGACGAAATGATTTCCGAGGCCGAAAAGAGAGTTGAGCATTGGTACGGGAAGCAAACGGCCCAGCATCGAGCCTCGCAAGGACTCTCTGAGGATCCAAACGACAAGATCGACCCAGAAAACCTAATTTCTGATATCGAGACGCCGCTACAACCAAGGGCGTCACGAGCACCAATGGCTCACAGAGATCCATCCAGCAGCGTAAGAGAGGAACTTCGTCGAAGGGCGGAGATAATGGCTGATCCAAATCATCCAATTTCCATAGCTTCTCGTGCGGCACAGGATGAGCGTCCTCCTGGAGGAGGAGAAATGATCGTAGACTCCGAGGAAGTCATTATGCCAGATGGCAAAAGAGTGAGATTTAACGTAAAGGGCTGAGGCTCAACTTTAGAAAGAGTTCATTAGATGTCTACCAAGAATGTGCCTGGGGATGCACCAACTCAGCGTGTTGTTTTCTTTCCGAAAACACATGAAGAGCTTTTGAAGGGTGCGACCATCCTAGCGAATGCAGTTGCGAGTACCATGGGTCCCAGCGGGCACTCCGTTATCATTGACATGGAAGTAGGACCTCCTCAGATCACTAAGGATGGTGTTACAGTTGCTCGGTCAATAAAGCTGAAGGATCGCCTTCAGTCAATGGGGGCAGAGCTCCTCAAGGAGGTTGCCTCCAAGACAAATGACGTAGCTGGGGATGGCACGACGACGGGGACGGTACTCGGACATGCTCTCTTAGCGGAGGGCGTCAAGATGATCTCCACAAATCGTTCGTCAATTGCCCTAAAGAAGGGAATGGAAATTGCAACCGCTCAGGTTGTTTCCTACCTCAAGAACAACTGTATCCCTCTTTCGTCCAGAGATGACATTGTTAACGTTGGGACCATATCTGCAAATGGTGATCGTTCCATTGGCGAACTGCTTGCAACTGCAATTGAGAAAGTTGGCAAGGATGGAATCATCACCATTGAACCGGCTAAGAGTGTGCAGACGACCCTTGACATTGTTGAGGGTATGCAGGTTGATGGTGGGTATGTAAGCCCGTTCTTTGTAACCAACTCCGAGAAGGCTGTGTGTGAGCTTGATAATCCCTACGTCCTTCTAACGCCTAACAAAATCTCTTCGATTCAAGACATTATTTCCATACTTGAGGGTGTTGCTAAGAACTCCAAGAGTCTTTTGATAATTGCAGATGACGTGGAGGGCGATGCTCTTCACACCCTGATTGTGAATAAGACCAAGGGCGTAATCAAGGTTTGTGCGGTTAAGGCTCCATCCTATGGCGAGCACCGTGCGGACAGCCTATCGGATATTCAGACGCTCACTGGTGGGACGGTGTTCGGTGCCACAACGGATATTGCATTAAAGAATGCAACGGTTGAGCATCTAGGACTGGCTAAGAAGGTCATTGTCGGTCGTGGAGCTACCACGATTATCGGTGTACCAGACCCAGAGAGAAAGAAGGCAGTTGGCGACCGAATAGCCTCTCTTAGGGCGCTTCTCGAAGATGGTTCGCAGGATGCTCTTCATGTTGACAAGACACGAAAGAGGCTTGCAAAGCTATCTGGCGGAATTGCCGTGATCAAGGTTGGTGGTGCTACTGAGGTGGAAATTCTTGAGAAGAAGGACCGTGTTGAAGACGCCGTAAATGCTACCATTGCCGCAACGCAGGAAGGAATCGTTCCTGGGGGTGGTGTTGCCCTGTTCTATGCTGCTCAATCCATCAAGGAGCAGTTGAAGTCTGGTGAGTATGGTATGCTGTATGAGCAAGATGTTGTTGCGGGTATAGAAATGATCGCCAATGTCTGCGAAGCTCCGTTCAGAACTATAGTTGGAAATACTGGGGTTTCACCTGACGTTGTCGCCGAGAGACTCGTGCAGAACCACAAAGATCATAAGGTCTTCTACATTGATGTAGGCAACGTCCAGCCAGAAGAGATGGCCTTGTATATTGAACAGGTCAAGAAAGAAATGGCCGCAAAGAAAGTCGTTTCTGATCCAAAGCAGGTACAGTTTCGTTTTGGCTACAATGCAGCTACTGGCAAATACCATGACCTTGTCACGGAGGGAATTATCGACCCCGTTAAGGTTACACGCTGTGCCCTGGAGCACGCCGTAAGCGTTATTGGCCTTGTCCTAACCTGCAACTCTGTCGTTGTTAATGAGGACGAAGAATGAGACCCGAACTTCTGCTTAAGAAGAAGCAACTCCGACTCCTAGAAGACGCCTGGCTGGTTAAACTAGCCATGCACCCCCGCTGCTGCACGTCAGCGACCGGCCTCTGTGTGGCCTGCCAAGACACCGTGCTTGACCTAAGGTATCTCCATCAGGAGATTCAAAAGATGAAAAGAGGCTCCAGATGAAAGGCGATCGTGTACAAATCATTTCCAGCTTGATGTATGAAACCAAGGACGAGATACTCCACGTCTATGCTCCAATGCTAAATCCAGACGGAACTCCACAGATGACTTTTGAAGGTCATATTGTGGTAAAGTCTAATGGAGGCGTAAAGAGCGGAACAACCGGAGTCATCATGGGAGACCCAGTCAAGGTCAACCGTCTACAACTCCATCACATGCAGAATCAAAGTGCAACCATCGGAGGAAATGACTTTGCCTTTGTTGTTCCGGTATTCCTAGACACTTACCAGCAGACCGGTTGGTTTCCAACCGATCATGTGCGTGTCGTCGGCGGCACCCGTCTTAGCTGATTACTTCGCCAGCCATCCTCTGCTTCAGAAGATAAACAAAGCCTTCATGAGCATCGAGAATCCCTCCGAGAAGGTTCTCGATGCCTCTGGTCATAAGACCCTTGGACTCTAGAAGCTTCATGAGTTTTTCACCGGCTGTTATGAAGGATTTCTCGGCGAGAAGGCTACGTCGAACAAGATGAGTTGCAGAAGAGCCCTGCGCCATGCCCACGCCATCTTCTATGGCTATCAGAAACCTGGGCATGTTCGCCAGGGAGTGCTTTGAGTTGACCAATCTGGTGGAGCCAAGTCCAGCCACCTTTTCACCTACCAAATCAATCTCTCCTGCTGCTCCCTCGTATAGACGTTGAAAAAGCAAGTGATCAGAGAAGGCTGTAGGACCCGAAGCCTGCCAGTGGTGCTGGTGGTGCAAGAATTCCAAGGCCCGAAGAAGGTCAAGGAAAACTGCAAGTTCTGCAAACTGCTCGTCACCATAGGTTACAAATAAGTCATCTATCTTTAGCATACCTATAACTATTCAGACTGTCCACTAAGACAGGTACCTATCGAACCATATTTATTCACCATGAGTGATCTCAAGACTTTAATTGGTTTGTTGCTCGAACAAGCAGCCAACAATCAATCCGTTCATTGGTACAATGTAAGCGTGCCACTACTAAAAACCCTGGATAAGAGTCCGTCTGCCAAAGCTGAAAGCTTCACCGTGTTTCTAACGAGCGATTCATTGAAAGTGGATTCGAGATGGAGACCGGAATTGAATCCTTATGAAACAGTCTACGTTAGTCTGTCGGATGAACAGATGCAAAGAATTTTGGCAGATACTCCTGGGAAATCAGTTCAGCGTCTCCCTTCAAAACCAGTAGATGTAAATGCACTTACTCCTAAAATGGATCTAAAATCCTTGGAGGTTGACCAGATAAAGCCAGGTCTGTCTAAGAAGGCTTTCTGGGAAAAGCCATCTGGGATAACGCCATTTGACTTTCTACAGCAGCGGGTCCAGCAGTGGACTAAAATTCTTGACGACAATAAACAGAGTCGCACGTCAAAGTTCCAGTCTCTACCAAAGGGTACCCTGTTTCATGCAACCGCTCAAAAATTAAAGGTCGGCGACATTATCAAACCATACTGGACAGAAGATAAATTGCAGGCTCGAGGCGCTGGAGGCATGGGATTTGATTATGGCTCTGCTGCTGAAGATATTCTAGAGAAAGGGCGGCCCAAGGACAAGCCCTCTAGACTTGGGTCAGTGTTTGCGTTTGAGACAGCCCAGGAAGCTTCCGAGTGGGGCTCGGGCAGGACGATTGTGGCCATAGCCCCCATGAGCAACAAGATCCACCGATGCGATATGAGAACGTTGGAGGCCATAGTGAGTACCTGGAGGGATACAGCGGAAGCAGTGGGGCTAATTGATGAAAACGACCCAGACGCCAAAGAGGCTGAAGCAGCAATACAGCAGGATTCTGACGAGCGTGTCAAGCAGTTTGTCAGAAATTACTGGGCCGGGAAAGAAAATGGACCTAGACCTAGGTGGGAAATCCTCATAGGAGGTAATGCCAAGGTCATAATGGTTGAGTGAGCCTAATTAGATTAGCAGTCAGATAACAGGGAGCCCAGTACAATGACTTTTCAGTATCCACGTTCAGGTCCAAACAATGTTGCCGAGTATCAAGCCAGCGGTCTGCCCTGGGTCTCGTCCAGCACCAACGTTTCAGTAACGCCATGGAAGGTGTCATTCCCTTATGTGACGAGCAAGCTGTCATTTTTGGTCACCGGCTCCGGTGCCGTGAGAGTGGGGTTTTCTCAGAATGGAGTAGAGGGAACCAACTATCTGCTTCTTTCTGGCGGAACGGGATGGTCAACCTTTGAGCTTCGCTGCAAGGAAATCTTTGTTAGAGCGGACTCGGGAGCCCAGAACGTTTCCATTGCTGCTGGTCTGACCATGATAGATGAAAAGGTCTTTCCGGTCCTGACTGGCTCAGCCATCTACAATACTGGGTCAACAACATTTCACCTGGGTTATGGCGTGTCTGGCTCCCCTGGCTCCGGGACTGGCCTAGGCTGATTTACTTCCCCTTGTTCTTGTCGAACGTGTGGGAAAGGCTCTTACATACTCGGTAACTCTCTTCTAGGTGTCGTCTAAGAGCCTTGTTTCTTAGATGAGCCTGGTTGAGGGTTGTTGCTATCAGCAGTGTCTCAGACCATGAGCTGTACAGCTCCACCAACTGAGCTACCGGTAGAGTCTGGTCCTCAATTAGCTTGAAGTCCTCTACTATGTGAGGGCAGATGTAGTAGACGTTATCTGGCTCTGCCATCTCACCCTGCTTCGTGTCAGGAATGACCACCTTTTCCACTTTCTTCTCTTTTGTCTCGCTCTCAGTGGTAGGAGGTTGGGTGGCGGGAATTCTCTTTGCTCCAATAATCTCATCAACACCACGCAGCGTCTTCGCTATCTCCTGTACCTTAGCAAGGATTTCCTTCATTTCTTTTGGAGAGTATTCCATTGCGTTAAGGCCCTGCTGTTCTCTTGGTGGTGTAGAGGTGGTCATCGTGTAAGTATTGGATTTACAAATGAAAAAGGCTATGGCCGCAGAATGGCCATAGCCTTTTTATTGTCTTCTGTAGAAGCAGTTAGCGATCTTCCCCTCCAAAACCTAGGTCAATGATGAACACACCACGATCAGGTTCGGTAGAGGTTACGACATCGCCCAAGGAAGGAGTTGGCTGCCTAGGGGGCATGGGCAGTTCCAGTTGCAGTGGCTCGAGACTCTCTGCTGGCTTAGACTCTCTATTCTTTAGCCACTCCCAGAATTCGCCAACAGTCTTTGACGCTAATTTGTGCATATGTTTCCCCCATATCCATAAGTAGCTCAGAGGATCTTCAAAAGATATGCGGCCCCTTTGCTTCCGTGCATCTCGGTTACGTCCTGAATCCACTTCCTGCTCTTGATTTTGTACATCACCGGTAGCCCCCAACGACCTGCCGCCGGGAGCTTGCATACAACGCCCTCACGGGTCATTCCTGGCATCGTTCCGTCCTGGACGGACGCCACCATCTCTTTGGTCACAGGGCCCGTATGGAGCAACGTCGGGGCAGGAATCACGCCCACAAACAACTCAACAAAGTCCTTGGGAGGCAGATAGCCTTTCTTGTACACATCAACATCCAGAATGGAACAAGTAAGAGCTTCTCCCGCAACGTGCTGTCCCGCAAATGACCCTGGGCCATGAAGCTCAAAGAAGCATGTGCAGCTTTGAATGCCAGCCTTCTTGGCTATTTCCTTGAAGGGCTCGTTGTAGGAGCGAATCTGCTCAACTGCCGAGCCCAGCCAGTGATTCTCGTCAATCAACTGCTTCCTGGAGCCGAACTTTGCAAAACCGCTCTTAATGTTCCACTCGGCCCTAATGTTCGATCCATCAAGCTTATCGAACACAAAGACATCGCCGGGTAAACTGGACTGTGTCAGGACAGGAATTGACGGATACTGTTTCATTGTGAACCCCTGGATTCAGGCCTCAGAAGGTCATGTCGTCGGACACGCCGTTAGGAGCCCAAACATCGGCCACAACCCACCCGCTGTCATCGTGAAGGAACTCGGAAATAAGGGCGGCGTTTCTGTACGTTCCGTGAGTCATCAAATCCTTTTGGGAAAGCGACTCCTTGTGCTTGGCTAGATCCACTTCGTATTCCTCAGAAGTGTTGTAATAGCAGGTCCAGATCACATTTCCCTTGCCGGGGAAAGACAGTTGTAGGCGATAGCGTTGCATTTCTTTTCTTTCTATGGAGCAGAGGTTAGCTTCTCGATAATGACTTGTTGGTAGAGCTTTTCCAGGCCTATCAACTCAAACTTCCAAATGATCGTATTGTCCTGGATACCATCCCAAGGGTTCTTGGTTGACTCCACACAGACAATGAAGGAACGCTTACCCTTCATTACAGCGAAGTAGCGTCGCCTGTGTTTTCTTCCTGACCGGAAGAGGAAGGTCGATACTTGCTTACAAAATCGTACAAAGAAATTCCACATGCGATGCTCACATTGTGATCATTGTGAAGCCCAAACATTGGAATGGAAACAACTGAGTTAGCTCGGGCAATGACTTCGTCAGGTACGCCCGTCTTTTCGCTACCAAAGAAGGCAATCGGATTATCCGGCCACTTAAAGTGGCGAAGATCCTGCGTATTTAGGTTTGAACGCCGCTCAAAGGCCACAAGGTTACGTCCGGCTGTCTGGCTCTGGAACTCAGCCAGCGAAAGCTTCGTGATGCTCTCAAACTTCCTGGTTCCCATGTCTGCCTTCCTGTAGTATTGCGGAATGTCAATGGCGTAAATGTTACGCACCAGGAAGTTGTGACTCACTCGGACAATGGAGCCAAAGTTGAAGTAGTTGTCAAGGCTCCAGACAGCTACATCAATGGGGTGGCGAACTTCCTCAAGTGCAGCCTTAACGTCCGAGATATCAACATCAGAAATATCAGGGCCAATAGACATTGTCAGTGCTCAGTCGGTTGAGGAGCTAGGGTGTGCGACTCACACTGACAACTTGGGCCGTGTTCACCCATAGAAAATTCATAGATACCATCCGGGGCGCAAAAATGAGCACACTCCTGTAGAGGGGTTGTCAGGACGTAGTCGCAGGCCTTGTCAAATGCAACTCCAACAGAAATTACGATGCAGAACTGCACGAACCAGTCACGGAGCCACAGGCCAAGGATCTCTTTTGCGAAGTCTGTCATTTACATCTACCCTTTCTGCTTTAGGAGCAGGTGTTCTATCTCTGTTGATTCCCAGTATCCTGGGGCCTCGAGGCGCTCAACAAATTCTGAGAAGGAAACGTTCAGCGTGTAGCGGAACACAGCAGAACGGGATTCATAGTCGAACTTGAAGTCTTGAATCAAAGCTCCTGCCCGCTCAAGCTCAGACTGTGCAAGCACCCTGGCTTCAAATGAGTCGCATTCGTAAAGACGAATGCGACGTATCTCATTCGGTGGGTGTTCCCTGGTTGACACTATTCCCCGCATCCTTCACGACCCGGAGGCGCAGCGTGATTCGGCCGTTATTCATGTCATAGGGACTTACCTCAACACGGACTCGGTCCCCAATGTCGAGATTGATCTTGTGCATACGCATCTTGCCACTCAGCTTGGCCTTTACGATATGGTCTTTTGGACCATCAATCTTCACACGAAAGATATCGTGTGCGTGATCCGTAATCACTCCCTCAAACTCCATTCGGTCTCGGCTGTCGTTCATGTTCTCTTTCTAGCGTGCGTTGGTTAGTTGCTCAACTTTCCTAGCTTGAGCTTGTGTTAATTATGACAGACTGGAAGCGTCTTTTAAAGGCCTTTTACTGGCTCTTTTTCTTGGAAGGCAGGCAATGCTTCTTTAGCCACATGCGGGCAGCCTGATGAAGATCGTTGTCCTCGGTGTAGGAATCAAAAGTAGCAGCAGAGGCCCTACCGTCCTTAACGGTGGTCTCCATCATTTCGAGCTTTGACCTAAGCCTTGAGATTGCAGCGAGAAGCACCACCGTGTCTGCCGTCTTAACCGCTGCCTGCTGAGCGGCACGCTCCTCCAACCTCTTCTGGAAAAGGTCAGGATTTTCTGCCTTCCAAGCGTCAATAGCTTCCTGCCGACGACGGTTTTCGTCGTCCCAGAGCGCAAAGAGCTTTTCGTTAATCCTTGTCATTGCCTGCGAGAGCGGTCCAGGCCAGCCACTTTGGAGTACCAGCCAGTCACTACCGATCAGCATAAGAGTATGCTTGCCGGTCGGCGAGTATTTTAGCTGAGAAATCTCTCTCAGCACATGATGTAGCCGTCCGCCCTCTGCACGCAGCTTCTCAAGGTTGGTACACAACGATACCGGA